GATGTTCTATCCTCAAGCTGTTGATCGAACAAAATCAGTTTGTAGTAAATGATGTGCATACTATTGAAGAGTTAGCAACATTCTCTCGCAAGGGTCAATCATGGGAAGCTGAAGAAGGCAAACATGATGACTTAGTGATGGGTCTAGTATTGTTTGCTTGGTTATCAGATCAACAGTATTTCAAAGAAATAACAGACATAAATACATTACAAAGACTACGTGAAAAGACTGAAGAGGAGATTATGGAAGAGATGCTCCCATTTGGTTTTTTTGACAACGGTAGAGAAAATGTCTTAGAGATGCTAGAACTTCCTCGTGGTGGTACACATTGGATGCTTGCTGACGAGCGAGCTGATATAGAGAATGATTTTTTATAAATATCCTAGAATCTCTATAGCATACCTATTCCACTGGAAGGAGACACCCAAATGCCATTTCAACTAAGTCCAGGCGTTAACGTAACTGAGATCGACCTTACAACGGTTGTTCCTGCCGTAGCGACGTCAACCGGTGCTATCGCCGGTATTTTCCCATGGGGACCAGTAGGCGAACGCATCCTGATTGATACAGAAAATAAACTTGTTAATACCTTTGGCAAGCCAACTTCTAACAATGCCGAGACGTTCTTTACTGCAGCTAACTTCTTAGGCTATACAAACAGTCTATATGTTGTACGTTCTGCAAACACGACCTCAACAAATGCCGCTATCGGATCTTTCAACGCTGTTGCAAACACCAATCCTATTGGTGGTTATGTAAACGAAGTCGTTAAGAACGAAGCAGATTTTCAGAATAAACTTAATTTTGCTGCAGGTATCAATACATTTGATGCTAATACACGCTATGTTGCAAAGTATCCTGGTGCTTTGGGCAATTCACTATATGTGTCTCAGGTTGATAACTCATCACAATACACCGGCACCATCTATGCTAACGGTTCATCAGTTAACTCAACTTACACTAACACATCATTGACTGTTACTACTTCAATTGGTTCAAACCAGGTAACTTTTACTGTTACTTCTGACCTTGGAGCTGCTGCAAACATTGCTCAGTCAAACGCATATCTTGCTTACGTTGTAGGTTCGGTCGCTCAGAGTGACTATCTAGGATTCGGTAACTCATCAATTGGTGTACAGTATATGCAGCTAACTGGTAACAGCGCTGTAACTACAAACGCTACTCACTCGATCGTTACCTTATATTTCAATTCTCTATATTCACAGTCAACACAATTTATTTCAAATACATCAGTTAACAGTTCGTTGAACCATTATTGGGAATTCTTTAATCTAGTTGGTTCAGCACCTACACAGACTGACTATGTTGCCCAGTTTGGTAATACGGCGGCTGTTGACGGCGTTCACGTGGTTGTAGTTGATAAACTAGGTAAGTTCTCAGGTGTACCTGGTACAGTTCTTGAGACTTATCAGAACCTATCACGTGCTACAGACGCTAAGACAGTCGGTGGTGCAACAAACTATTATATCGATGTTATTAACCAGAACTCAAAGTATGTTTGGGCAGTACGTCCTCGTTCTTCTGCTCCTACTAATATTGCTGCTAATATTACTACTTCAACTAGCTTAAATACAGCACGTTATACATTCAATGGTGGTACAGACGGTTGGACTGAAACAAACGCTCCTCTATCAGTTCTCGCTGATGGTTATGATTTGTTTGCTTCTGCTGAAGATATCGATATCGCATTGATCCTTCAGGGTAAGCCAATAGGTGGTTCAACAACATCAGGTGGAATGACTGTTAATAACTTCCAGCTAGCGAATTACCTTATCGATAATATCGCCGAAGTTCGTAAGGACTGCGTAGTGTTCGTAACACCAGATGATGGTGTTGTGACGACAAATAGAGGTAATGAAGCTGTAGCTCTTGTTAACTGGAGAAACGCTGTACATGATAGCTCATATGCCGTTGTAGACTCTGGTTATAAGTATCAGTATGACCGCTATAATGACGTTTATCGTTATCTACCAACTAATGGTGACGTAGCTGGTCTATGTGCTCGTACAGATAATCTACGTGATCCATGGTGGTCACCAGCCGGATTTAATCGTGGACAGATTAAGAATCTTATAAAGCTACGCTATAATCCATCTAAGGCTGATAGAGATCTGATGTATCCACATGGTGTTAACCCAATCGTATCGTTCCCAGGACAGGGCACTGTACTATTTGGTGACAAGACTAACCAGTCTAAGCCATCTGCATTCGATCATATCAACGTTCGTCGCCTATTCATTGTCCTAGAAAAGGCAATTGCTACGGCAGCTAAGTTCACTCTGTTCGAGTTCAACGATGAGTTTACTCGTGCTCAGTTCAAGAACCTTGTAACTCCATATCTACGTGACGTACAGGCACGCCGTGGTATTACTGACTTCTTGGTCGTTTGTGACGCGTCAAACAATACAGCAGAACGTATTGACCGCAACGAATTCTGGGGCGATATCTACATCAAGCCAGCTCGTTCGATCAACTATATCCAGCTAAACTTTGTCGCCGTGAGAACTGGTGTTCAGTTCAATGAAGTTGTTGGCAAGTTCTAATAAATAGAGCAGAGTCATAAGGAGACAAATAAATGGCTACAGGATTTAACATTAATACTTTTAGAAATGAAGGTTTAAGATACGGTGGTGCACGTCCTGCGCTCTTCGAAGTGCAGATGCTTATACCTCAGTGGGCACAACCAGATCCAGGATCTGACAGAAAGTTTAAGTTTAGTTGCCGTGCAGCACAGCTGCCGGCAGCCACTGTAGGTACAGTAAATGTACCTTACTTTGGTCGTAACATTAAGCTAGCTGGCGACAGAACATTTGCTGACTGGTCAGTAACAATCATGAACGACGAGGACTTCCTAGTTCGTTCAATGTTTGAGAAGTGGTCAAACAAGCTAAACAAGCTTGAAGCAAACGTTCGCGCAGAGTACGATATCGAGCAAGACTATAAGGCTGAACTAGAGGTAACACAGTTCTCTAAGGACGGTATGCCAATTCGTTCTTACCTTATCGTTGGTGCTTTCCCAACTACTGTTGAACCTATCAATCTAGATTGGGATTCAACTAACCGTGTAGAAGAGTTTGGTGTAACATTCGCTTACGATTACTGGCTACCTGGAATTGAAGATACAAATCCATACCAAGCAGAAGCTCGTACCCCAGTAGCTACATAATAAATAATTTTTTGATGTGAGGGGGGCTACGCTCCCCTCAGCTTTTTGATAAGGAAAATAAATGGCAGAATTATTCGGCTTCGAGTTTAAGCGCAAGGTACCTACAGACACTGCTCCATCTTTTGCTCCTAAAGAGCAAGAGGACGGAGCAGTTGTAGTTGCAGCTGGTGGTTCATTTGGTACATACGTAGACCTTGATGGTACAGTAAGAACCGAAGCAGAACTAGTTACTAAGTATCGTGAGATGGCGTTACAACCAGAGTGTGATGCCGCTATCGATGAGATCGTCAACGAGATGATTTCTCTAGATGAAAAAGAGTTAATCAAGATCGATCTCGATGAGTTAGAGATTCCAGACAATCTAAAGAAAGCGATCAGAGAAGAGTTTAAAAACTGCATGAATCTGATTGACTTTAGACGTCACGCTTATGAGATCATGCGTCGTTGGTATATCGATGGTAGACTATACTATCATAAGATTATCGACGAAAAGGATCCTAAGTCTGGTATCAAAGAGTTACGTTATATAGATCCACGAAAGATTCGTAAGGTTCGTGAGGTTATTAAGAAGAGAGTACGAGGCGGAACCGCTGGTGACCCAGTGATGACTAAGACGCAGAACGAGTACTACATCTTCAACGATAAAGGTTTTAATTACGGAAATAAGTCTGTAGGTCCAGCAACTGCTGGCCTAAAGATCGCAAAGGATACGATTCTACATATTACTTCTGGATTGACTGACACAAACGGCACTATGATATTGTCTTATCTACATAAGGCGATCAAGCCATTGAATCAGTTGAGAACACTAGAAGACGCATTGGTCATCTATCGTATTGCTCGTGCTCCTGAGCGTCGTGTATGGTACATCGACGTTGGTAACCTTCCAAAGATGAAGGCAGAGCAGTACATCAGAGACATGATGGTAAAGCATAAGAATCGTCTGATCTATGATGCCGATTCCGGCAACATTAGAGATGACCGCAAGTTCATGACTATGTTAGAAGATTATTGGCTAGCTCGTCGTGAAGGTGGTAAGGGTACGGAGGTTACTACTCTTGCCGGCGGTCAGACTCTAGGACAGATGGATGACGTACTATATTTCCAAAAGAAGTTTTATCAGACACTTAACGTTCCGGTAAATCGTCTAAACTCAGATGCTTTGTTCTCACTAGGTAGAGCGACTGAAGTTACTAGAGATGAACTTAAGTTTGCACGTTTTATAGTTCGTATGCGTGCTAAGTTTGCTATATTGTTTACTAAACTACTTGAGACACAGCTTGTGTTAAAGCAGATCATGACGATCGAAGATTTTAATAATATCGCTGCTGATATCAAGTACGACTTCGCTAAAGATAACTACTTTAACGAACTTAAAGACGGCGAGATCATGGATAATCGTATTAACCTTGCACGTAACATGCAGGATATGGTTGGTAAGTATTACTCGCAAGAGTGGCTTCGTAAGAACATTCTTCAGCAGTCTGAAGATGATATCGAAGAGATGGACGATCAGATCATTGCAGAGACAGATTCAGGCGATCCTCGCTGGATTAATCCTCAGATCCTACAGAACGAGATGATGGAGCAACAGGCAGGTATGCCTATGGAAACTCCTCAGGGTCCAGCTGGCGACACGTCTCAGAACGCTCTAACAGATGATAAGGGAGCTGCAGCGGCAACTCCAGACGCAGATGAAAAGACAAAGAAAATGCAACAGGCTCAGTCGACTTTTAATCTATTGCAGAACAAGAAGAATAGAACACTGTCTGATGAAGCTAAGTTTAAATCTGCATCACAAGTCTTAGCACGTAATAAATAATTGGAGATTATCATGACCGACGAAACTCAGTATACAGTACAGGATTTAATTGCTTATTCTTATGATCAAAAGCCAGTAGACTTTGAGAACGCTTTTAGTTCTCTTATGATCGATCGAATCGCTGCTGCAGTAGATAATAAGAAACTAGAAGTCGCGCAAGCTATGTTCTCTGATGAAACAGAGGAAGAGGTTGTAGACCAAGAAGAAGTTGACACAGAAGTAGAAACGGTCGATCAGGAAACAGAGGAAGAAGAAAATGGCGAAACCGCTTAAGGATATTCTAAAAGGTTCGAACTCTACTTCTACAAAGAAGAACGATCTTGGCGGCTATAAGCCAAAAGCCGGAGACGAACAGAAGTTTGCTCAGAAGCATAACATAGAAGTTCATGCTGATCGTAACGGTAACGGCGACGATGTGTTTAAGGGAACTACTAAGGAAGCTCCTTATAAGAAGCAGAGCGACGGGGTATACGAAGCAAAAAAAGCTGAGGACGCGCAGTGTAATAGACGACCAACAACTCAATAGAGCTGCAAAAACTCGTTAAACAGAATTAAGAAATCAATCACGGCTAAACCCCACAAAGTCCACCACATAAAAAAAACCAAGCCCAAAAACACCAACCAGTCCACACCTCACCGACCCAAAAAAACTACCCAAATTAAATCTAATTCAAAAGACCGGGAGTAACCTGATT